CAGTAAAACCAGAAGACTTAATATTATAACCATTTAATGAATTAACATTAAATGCATTACCATAACAAAGTTCATATGTTGCTAAGTCGTTCAGAGCAGGTCTTAAATCTCTTCTCATGGAGACTCTAGTGATATTAGAGGTAATAGCACTATTAGTCTTATCAATTAAATTCAATGCCTTAGAGAACTTAAATCGTGCTCCAAATGTGTTTAATTCACTTGACTTAGCATATGTATCCAAAGTGTTAATAACTGCCGTCTTAAGGGCATTTACGCTATTTGTGGAGTTGGCATTATAATATACACTACTGTCCAGTTCAACGTACAGATACTTAAGATCTATAATGTTTGGAAGGATTCCAGCAACTGTATAACGCTTTAATTTATTCTTAAGTTCGATCTTCTCAATCTGAGACAAATATTTACCATTTCTTGGTTTTATACTAATAAAGACTTTACCAAATTGTGGAGGACTTGTATCTTCGCCACCATACACTGAAACTGACTCTGTATTAGAGTAAATTTTAGTAACAATAGCTTTATAGTCATCTGCAGTCACTGCACGGTTCTGAGCAGAGTAAACTAATGGTGCATATTTCTTAATTGACTGAACTGATTCAATTGAAGCACCATTTTCTGCTTTTTGGGTTGCTGTAAGTAAAGAAATTCCTTCCGTAACAACTACACCACTATTATCTTCAATATTTCCAGTAAATGTAAATGAATCTACACCATTTGCATCTAAACCATTAGTAGAAATGTAATTTACTGTTATAAAATTAGAATCTTCAAGTTTTTTACCAAATTTACCGTCTCCAAATAGTATTTCATACTTTTCATCAGCAACTTCTTGTAAAAGGAAGATTAAAGAAGTGTTTGTAACGTCAACAATGTTATTTGTTAACTTATAAATGGTTTTTAGGTTAGTTGCAGTACTATTAGGTGATACACTTACCTTAATTGTTGATGTATCGATCCCATCATTCGGTAAAATGAACTTTTCAATGGGAACATCGTCTCCAGTCTCTCTATAAGTGAAAGTTTTTGTTAAATATGACCCTTCTTTGATTTCAACATTAGAAAAAGTTGCAATTTCATCAACAACAGGTACTGTTACATCATTCATTATTGCAAAACTATAATTTTCGCTTGCAAAAGTGTTAGAAACAGCTACAATTCCTGCTTTTAATGTTAAAGTTAGTGGTTGAACTGCATATGTAGACGTATCAACAAAGAAACTAATCTTTGCAGATGCTGATTGCTTAGATCTAGGAGTATATCCAACGTTTCGAGCCAAAGCGGCAACGTTTTCTCTTAAAGTTGCACTATCAATAAAGACTTCGTTAGCAACCATGTTGCTATTATACGCAGTAATGTAAGAATTATATGCAAGAGTGTCTATTAGGACCGACATGTTCGATCCTTCGAAGTCAAAATCGGTAAAATTAGAATTTGCCCTCAAATAATCCTTAATTTGAGTCTTTATTTGGTCAAAATCTAGATTTGTAAACTGAGTTAATGGCATTTATCTAAATGATTCTAATAGAAAATTGAGTGATTGAGGTTGTGCTTCAATCCCAACAATATCATAAACAATTGTTACGTCATATGCGTTAGAATCATAGTAAGGAATGACTTCTACACTCCGTAAACTGACTCTTGGTTCAAAATTATCAATAGTTTCAGTAATTTCTTCACTTATAGCAGATGCTGATGTAGTATCCATCAGTTCAAATAGACTTTCACCTAACCTAGAACCCAAGTTTGGATTAAAAGGACGTTCTTGAAGTTGAGTTAAGACTAAATTCTTGACTGCACGAGATATCGCATTCTCATTCTTCAGAGGAATTACATCTCTGGTAATAGGATGGGGTACGAAAGACAGAGAAATGTCCTTAAAAGTACGTGATACTCGTTGGACAGGCATTTAACGCTACTATTTTTTATTATTTAGACACGTTTATTCGGATTAAACAGTTCCCCATCGTTTGCATAAGGGTCTTCGTTCTCTAAATCTTGAATTATTGCTCTTTCATGTAAACCATCTCGGACTTTCACACTCTTTTTAGGGGTTAAATCGTCTTCCCATATCTCTCTAAGCAGTTTTTCATGTTGATGAGCTGCTAAGTTATCTAAAAAATCGTTTGATGCTTCCATTTTAGTTAGAATTCCAACGTGGTCCAGACTTGTCTGCTGTGCTATTTAGATTCCTGTACTCACAATCCACTAATTTACCGTTTCTTTCTGCAACATAGATGCGATCATAGCATTCAAATCCATTTTCTTCTAAGAATTTATCTAAATCTTCTCCTGTATTAGCATTTTCGTAGTCTTCTGACTCATCATACTCAGCATAAATGAAATCTACCTTCTTAAGGTGGTCTCCAGCACTCTTTAATACGTTTAAATCGTTACCTTGGGTGTCAGATTTAAGTACATCTACGTTTGTGTAATTTAAATTATCTAATATTGATGCTAAACTAATAGTTTCGACGGAATATACCCTGTCAACGAGGTTTTCAAATCTTCCAATTGGTCTACAAAGAGAACTAGTGCCAGGATCTCCACTAAGTCCGTAGAAATCTTGGTCTCTGGATTCACCGACATCA